GTCCGGTACGTGCAGGGCCTGCGGGCCGGGGACCTCGTGGTGCGGGCACCGGTGGGGCCGCCGGAGTGCCCGGAGCATCCGGGGCAGCCGGCGGGTCGGTGTCGGGAGTGTGAGCGGGCGAGTGTGCCGGTGGCGTTGGTGGCTGGTCTGGTGGAGGGGCTCCGGGCGGCGGTGAGAACCTCCCACACCGTAAACGTATGATACGATGTTGCCATGACCACCACACAGATCGAATTGCCCAATAGGATCTCTATTACGGATTACGTCAAGAACTGGGCAAACGAGACAGAACTCGGGTTCTCACCTGGCGTCTTTCCGGCCAGGTCCGGATCGCGTCGTCCGGGCCGATCCTCGCGGAGGACAGCGACGTCCCCGCGGAACAGATCATCCGGATCGTCGTCGAGGCGGTGGAGGGCCTCGACCTCTTCGGGTTGGTTGACCCCGATGCCTGAGCAGCTGTCGCTGTTCGAGGACCAGGACGTCCAGGACGTCCCGTGCCGGTGCCCCTGCTGCGGCGCCACCGGCACACTCCAGGACCTCATCGCCGGCCAGCATCTGTCCCTGCACGATCAGCGGACACATACCGGTGAGCTCGTCGCGTGTCTGGCCCAGCGCCTCGACGCCGAGGCCGAGGCCCGACGCTGGGAGGGTCCGCTCCCGGAGGAGTACACGAGGTTGACCACGATCAACCCCGACGGCAGTCGTGTCATCTACACCTACGAGGGTTTCACCGATGCGCCGGCCCGTGAGCAGCCGGGTTGGCGGTGTCCGACCTGTGGGCTCGTCGAGTTGAGCCCGGCCCGACTCGCAGCACACCACGGCGTCCTACCAGGAGACCAAGCCTCATGGAGACGCGCGAGGTGCTGGTCCACGATAGGTACCCCCCTCACTGGCTAACATATGATATGGTTACACCAGTGGGGGAGACACCACCCACCACACCCACCGGAGGACCCCATGCGACCGACACCGAAAACGATCACCGCCATCCTCGACGAGTTGATGATCGAAGACCAGAAGCTCAACATGAAGTTCTTCGGAATCACGGAAACCAACATTCGAATCACGTCGGGAAAAGTCCCGACAATCCTGGATGCCCACAGGGCAGCAAACAGCGACGGCGGCGGCCTCCCAGTGCTGAACTACACACGGGACGGCATCAATATCGTCATCTCCATCACCGATGACGAAGAAAGGCCGGATCTCTTTCCGGCAGAAGTCCTGAGAGTTATGGAATTCGTTCCACAGGAATTCGACGACGTTGAAGTGTACGCCGAGCGCGCATCAGATACATGCTCTGTTCGCAGAGTCAAATTCGACGTGTGGAACGCGGCGAACAAATGCATATTCTATGGGGGGCTCGGATTTGCTTCTCTGGGTCAGTGATGGTCGTGGCCACGCCTGGGCGTGAGTCTCACGTCCGGGCGGGGCACACGCCTTGGTTCTGACCACGTAGGTGGCACCTGGATCACGACCAGGCAGGACACGCACACCACAACCGAAAGGAACACCAATGACCACCACCCAGATGTGTACCTGGCAGACAATTACCGGGTCGGCAACAATCGCCGAGACCGTGGAAAAGAAGCTCGCAGGATCTGCCAGCCCCGTCGAGCTTCGTGCGATCGCGGCCGCCTACGAGGCAGCGTGCGACTACGCCCTCAAAAGACAATGCCCGGTGCTCGAGACCGAGGCTTTTGTCCATCTCATCGGAGACGTCGTCTATAACGACCCCGATGATTACGAAACGACGGTCGGCGACGTCAAGTCAGTGATCCGTAGCGTGCCCATCGACAAGATCATCAGATGTGTTCTCGCCGTGACGCGGCCGACGGTCTGTGACTGCCTGAAAGAACAGCCGGCTGACTGACCGGCCCAGCTCGGCTGCGCGCAGGCGCCGCAGCCCCACGACCTAGCCGAGCACGCCGGAACAACCCGGCCCACACAAAAGGAGACCACCATGGCCCTCTTCCGCAACCTCACCCCCCACTCCGTCACCCTGATCCAGGGCGACACCCGGACCACTTACCCCGTGGACGGGCCAGCTCCCCGCGTCACCACGATCGAAGAAGCAGACGCTCCCATCCACGACGACGTCAACAGCATCGACATCGACGTCATCGTCAGTACCCTCAGCGACGAAGTTACGGACCTGCCGGACCCGCAGCATGGTGTCGTCCTGATCGTTTCCAGGATGACCGCAGAGGCCGCTCCCACGCGGACGGATCTGGTCTACCCCGAGGGCATCGTCCGGGGACCGGACGGTGTTCCCATCGGATGCCGGAAGTTCGGTAGGGTCCGGCCCACCGGCTGACCTGATGACTGAATGGGTAGTCTGGGTAGTGTTGTCCCCGCCCGCGCGGGGGTGATCCCGTCACCGAGGAGGTCTCCCGCGTCGTCTTGGCGTTGTCCCCGCCCGCGCGGGGGTGATCCGGAGATGGAGCAGTTCACCGCTGCCGTCACCGCGTTGTCCCCGCCCGCGCGGGGGTAATCCGTGGAGAGCTCTGATCGAGGCACGGACGTACAAGGTGTTCCCCGCGTAAGCGGGGGAGGTGGAGGGGCCCCGGTGAGAACCGGGGCCCTTTCTGTGTAGTGGTGGACTTGCCATGGTGCCTCACGTGAGGCATAATAGTGGCAACACCAACCACCACGGAGGACATCATGGGTACTCGAACCGTGTACGGACACTTCAGCGACTTCGAGTTCAGCGCCAACACCCCCGCCGACGTCATCACCTCTTACATCAACGGCGCCGGCCCCGACTGGTGCGAGCGCGCTGTCGCGAACGGAGCCTTCCAGAACATGGTGGACGACTACACCGCCAAGATCCAGGCCGCCCTTCCCGAGGGCGTCCTCCTCTCGGGCAGCGAGCTGACAGGCCCATACAGCTCGTGCAACGACCCGGACCTGAAGAAAAAGATCATCACCGCCATCACCGAGGTGGACCTCGAAGAAATCGTGAAACGTCACGATTTCGAGTAAGGCACTGGTAACGGCCCGCCTGACCCTCAGGGGCCAGACGGGCCATCACCATGAGGAGAAAAAATGGAAGAGTGGAACTATCCGAAGATAGCCGAATTCCTGAAGACGCCGTCTCTGGGATCTACTCGGAAGACCTTGTCCCGGTGGGGTGTCCGCCCCCTCCGATACGTGCTGGGTCCCTCGGGGCGTCCCGAGGCCCGGTACGACGCGGCCGCGGTCCGAGCAGCACACGCCACCCGCCCCAGAAACCACTGACGACGTAGCCCCGACGTAGCCCCGATCTCCGACGATCGGGGCTACACCCTTTTTGTCAGGACCCTCACATCCCGGTACTCCGGTAGGACCAGAAGACCATTTGGAATACGGCATTTCCCGCTGCCTCCCAAGATCTTCTGATCTCGAGACTGAGGCAGGACCATGCCGGGAGTGACTCACCGGAAACCAGCGATACCCCGCCCGCCTCCTTCACGTACGCCTCGTACGCGATCTTGCCGAGCGCTACAGGAGAGAACACCGAACTCGTATCACCGATCATGGGTTCCATGAGAATCAATCATGCCCGGGCCGCGGCCCGCACGGTCCTGCACGGTGTCCTCGTCGCGGCCGTCGTGATCGCCGTAACCGCGCCGCAGGTTGTCCAGACCCTCGGTCTTGAGGGGACCGGTGGGGTGGTCGGGGGCCTGGTGATGGCGTCGGTCGTCATCGCGCGGCTGATGGCGCTGCCGGCTGTCGAGGCCCTCCTGCGGCGCCTCGGGATCTCCGTGCAGGACATCCACGACGAGCTCGGGGGCGGGCCGGCCGGCGGTGAGGCCGGCGGATCTCGGGGATCCGGTGGCAGGTCGGTGGAGGGACATGGTCCGGGGTCGGGGTCGTCCGGGTCGCTGCGGTGACGACGGCGCGGAACCAGACGGGCATGGCGACGGCGTGGCAGGGGCAGTCGCAGCCGGTGCACACGTGGTGCTCTCCGGTGGCGCAGCATCTGGACACGGCCATGATCACAATGGTGACGTGTTGGGAGTGTCTGGTCAATGTGATACCCCATGGCCACCGTGGTAAGGCGTATGATATGGTGTAGTCACACCATGAAAGGAGCCCACCATGGGTGACAAGGACAAAGACAAGGACACCAAGGACACCAGCAAGGACGACGGCCAGACCGTCGAGATTAACCCCTTCGGATGGATGCGCTGAGTTCCCTGTACGACGTGCCCCCTCCCCGGAGGGGGCACACCCATGAAAGGACGCACCGATGACAGAGCTACTCGGCACACGCCAAGTAGTGGAGATGATCAACTCTTCGGGGTGGAAATCCCGGCACGGGACTCCCATGACAGCAGAAAGGCTCCGCGTGGTCCGCGCGGAGGGCTCCCTCGGGGGGTTCCCCGAGCCCGACGCCTACGGAGAAACCTCCGGGTGGCCGCTCTGGGAACGGGCGTCGGTCCAGCAGTGGATCGACACGCGAGCAGCCCTGCGGGGGCTGCTGTCTACCAGTGAAGTGCGGGCCGCCGTACTCCGACGGCTCCGCGAGGAGCTGGGGGACGGGATCAGCGTCTCGAATAAGCGTCTACAGAAAGAGCTGAGAGCGCGCTACGGAGCTCCCCTCAGTGATGGGGGGGCTTATTGGTGGCCGGCGGAGGCGCCGGCGGTGGTCCTGCGGAGCGTCAGGGACACGCAACCGTAACCGTAACCGTATGAGATGTGTTACCATGGGAGCACAGGAAAGGGCCGGGGCGGCAAGACCCCGGCCCCCCACCACCTGAAGACCACACTACGGTGAAGGAAAACCATGACACAGAACCAGAACATCGACAACATCGACAACATCGACACGGCGCTTGCGAGAGTGCAAGGAAGCTTGCCTCGGATCGTGAAAGCTGAAAAAGCTAACGCAGGAACGTACGGCTACACCTATGCCGGGCTGGCCGACATCCACGTCGTCATTCTGCCCATCCTCTCGGCCAATGGTCTCGCCTGGACCTGTACTCCCACCATCCGTGACGATGGCCGATACGTCCTGGTCGGGTCACTCCGCTACGGCAAGACCAGTGAGCGGATCGAGTGCGAGTTTCCGCTCCCGTCGCAGGCACGTCCACAGGAGCTGGGGTCAGCTATTGCTTACGCCCGCCGCTACGCCATCTGCGCAGTCGTCGGGATCGCCCCCGATGACGAGGACGACGACGGTACGGCTGCCCAGGCCGCCACGGTCGCCGCCCCCCAGCGGCAGCGTCCGACCCCTCAGGACCACGCCCCCGCCGCCCGGACCCGCCGCCAGCAGCCCACCGAAACGGCACAGCCCCAGGAAATCATCGAAATCCTGGACGAAGCGTTCAGAAAGAGCGATCGTGCCTGGCACGTTCGGACGTGGACCACGGCACCCCGAACGGCACCCCTGCCCACCGAGCACCTGACGGAGAGGGACTGGAAGCTCCTCCGGGCCGCCGGCGCCGATCTGACCCGCCTTCGGACGCTCGGAGACGCCCTAACCGCGATCGGACTCGCGGTGAAGTCCACGGGCAAGTGCGTGGCCGAGCTCGTGGCCCCCGATCCCGATCCCGCTGTCGAGGAGATGGACTGGGCCGAGGCCGCGGCCGAAGGCCAATAGAGCCCTCCACCCCCCAGTACGAACGTGGCCCTGGTGGCTTCCCTTGGGGGCGGCCACCAGGCCCACGGAAAACCCACCACCACCACAACCACCACCACAACCACCCGTCGGAGGGACTACTCATGGACGACACCAGGAAGAAGACAATGGCCGAGCTCACTGAACTGATCATCCAGGCCGACAAGGCCGTGACCGTGGCGAAGGCGCGCTCGGATGCCCTGCGCGCCCACACACTGCGGCTGCTCACCGAGCAGGCCGCGACCGACGGGGCCGCCCCGGCCTGGCGCACCACCGACGGCACGGTCTCCCTCGACGCCTGGGACGCTGAGGCAAAGGCACAGATCACGGACGAGAACGAACTCGTCCGGTTGCTGGCCGAGGTGACGTCGGCGGACGAGATCGACCGGTACGCGAACGCGACCATCACAGTGCCGGTTTCGTACCTGGACGAGGTCCGCGAGGCCGCCGAAGGTGCGGTCGGTCCCTTCGGTGAGGTGGCGGTCAGCCGTAGCCTCACGCCCGAGGGCCGTGACTGGGCCTTGTCCCAGACGGTCTGTAACACGGTCTGCGAGACCGTGGACCTGGTCGACGTCGAGACCGGGGAGGTCCTCACGGAGGACGCCCCGGGTCTGATGCCCGTCAGGGCCCGTCCCCGCCTGGTCTTGCGGAGGAAGGGCAAGGCGGCCGAGGCCAAGGCGGCAGCAGAGGCAGCCCTGGAAGAAATCGCCAACATCTGATCGAAACCCACAACCACCAGGGGAAGACATGAGCAGAAGGCAACGGTGCCCACGCTGCGACACGATTCTGATCGTCAGCGTCGGTGACGCCGACGGATGGTGCTGGTGGTGTAGAGCGAGGAGGGACATCGTCAACCTGAGGACGTACTGGCCACGCCGGATGGACCAGAGTCTCCGTGTTAACGAGCGCGCCCGCCGCGCTCTCCACCGCGACCTCGACTGACAGCACGAGTCCTGCCCCCGCCCAGCATCCCGGGCGGGGGCAGACCCATGACCCCATAGACCCCTGACCCCATACTGAAGCTGGAGGCGGTGATCAACATGACAGAAGCACGACGCCTCGACCGGGGCCACCTCAGAGCCCGCCTCATCCGCGAGATCGCGGGCCGCACCGAGTCCTACGCCCAGATCGCCCGCCGTCACGGCGTCACCAGATCCGCCGTCAGCCAGTTCGCCGCCCGGCACCAGCTCGCGATCCTCGACGCCCGCCAGGCCCTCGACGACGACACCGCCGCCCTCTGGGTCAGCCGCCGACGAGACCGCCTCGCCGAGATCCAGCAGACCATCGAGGACCTCGACGCCCAGCTCGACGCCCAGCCCGAAGACCGGGCCCAACTATGGCGTTTGCGCCTGCAGGCGATCCGGCAGGCCGCCGAGGAAACCGGACAACTCCGCGACACCGCCCCCGTCCACACCGTCGAGATCCGCCTGAACGGCGTTGACCTCGATCAGCTCACCTGATGGGCCTGTCTCTGGTCCACGAGTACTCGCCCTACGGCGCGGCCCGGACCCTCCTGACCGCTCGCGACGACGAGGTCCTCCTGTCCGGGCCGGCCGGGACCGGGAAATCGAGGGCCTGCCTGGAGAAGATCCTCGCGGTCATGCTGTCGGTACCGCGAGCGCGCGCGCTCCTGGTCCGCAAGACCCTGGCGTCTCTGTCGTCCACGGGCCTGGTCACGTGGCGTGAGCACGTGGCCGCCGAGGTCCTGGCCGCCGGCGTTGTCCACTACTACGGCGGGTCCTCCGTGGAGCCGCCGGCGTACATCTTCACCAACGGGTCCCGGGTCCTCGTCGGGGGCATGGACAAGGCCACGAAAATCATGTCCAGCGAGTACGACCTGATCTTCGTGCAGGAGGCCATCGAGCTCACGCAGACGGACTGGGAGCACCTGACAACCCGTCTGCGCAACGGCAGGGTCTCCTACCAGCAGGTCATCGCGGACACGAACCCCGACAAGCCCTCCCACTGGCTCAAGACACGGTGTGACCAGGGCCGGACCAGGCTCATCGCCTGTCACCACGAGGACAACCCCCGCCTCGTCGACCAGGACACCAGAAAGCCCACCCCCGAGGGCGCCGTGTACCTGGCGCGCCTGGACAACCTCACCGGCGTCCGGCACAAGCGCCTGCGTCTGGGCCAGTGGGTCGCGGCCGAGGGCCAGATCTACGACGAGTGGGACCCGGACGTCCACGTCGTCGAACCTCGGCCCCTCCCGAAATCCTGGACCCGCCTGTGGTCCGTGGACTTCGGCTACCTGCACCCGTTCGTGTGCCAACGGTGGGCGGTGGACCCCGACGGCCGGATGATCCTGTACGCGGAGCACTACCGCACCGGGTGGACCATCGACCAGCACGCCGCCCAGCTCCTGTCCGAGGTCACCGACCCCAACACCGGCCAGTGGCTCGAACCCCGCCCCGCGGCGATCGTCTGCGACCACGACGCCGAGAGCCGGGCCCGCCTCGAAACCCTCCTCGGCCAATCCACCACCCCCGCCGACAAACGCGTCCTCGAAGGCATCCAGGTCGTCCAGCAGGCCCTGCGGGTCCCGGTCGATCCCACGGCCCACTCCGACCACCGGCCGCGGCCCATGCTCGTCGTCCACCGGGACGCCGTCCGCCACCGCGACCCCGCCCTCGTCGACGCCGTCGCCCCCACCGGTACCGCCGAAGAGATCCCCGGCTACGTCTGGGACGACCCCACCAAACGCGAGCAACCCGTCAAACTTCTCGATGATGGTTGTGACGCGATGCGGTATGCGGCCATGTGGGCCCGGCAGCCACGGGGAGTACAGATCCGCGACCTGTGGTGACGTACCTCATCCGCGCCCGTAGGATCAGGACGTGGCGATCACCTGGAGAAGCATCCTCCCCAGGAGACGCAACCCGTCCGCGCAGGCCCCCATCGCCTACGTCAACCCGACCCTCGGAGGCCTCCTCACCGGTGAGGGCGGAGCCAGCCTCGCCCACCGCGAGGAAATCCTCCGCACCTCGATGGGACGCTCCGGGACCCTCACCGCCGTCCTCGACGGCATCGTGTCCTCCGTCGCTGCCGTCCGCTGGCACCTCTACCGTTCCTCCCCCTCCGGGCTACCCGAGGACCGCCTCGAAATCACACAGCACCCGGCGCTCGCCGTCCTGACCAGGCCGAACCCGCACCTGTCCTGGATGGACCTGGTCTCCACGTGGACCCTGCACTACGAGCTCGTCGGTGAGGCGTACGGGATCCTGACCAGGATGGGTCGTGTCCCGGTCGAGATCTGGCCAGCCCGCCCGGACCGCATGAACCCCGTCCCCTCCCGAGAGGACTTCATCAAGGTCTGGGAGTACCGGGGCCCGGACGGGTCGATCACTGAGATCCCTGTCGAGGACGTCATCTGCTGGCGTTCCCCAAACCCTTGGGATCCGTATCACGGGATCGGCGTCCTGCAGTCCATCCTGGTCGAGACCGAATCAGCCGCCTACAGCGCCGAATGGAACAGGAACTTTTTCCTGAATTCTGCGACGCCTGGTGGGGTCATCGAGTTCGACCGGGTCCTGTCCGATGACGAGTGGGCGACCCAGCAGAAGCGGTGGCGCGCCTCCCATAAGGGCGTACGGAACGCCCACCGGGTCGCGACCATCGAGGGCGGCGGCAAATGGGTCAACGCCAGCTACAGCATGCGGGACATGCAGTTCACCGAACTGCGGAGAATCAGTAGCGAAGCGATCCGGGAGGCCTTCCGCTACCCGCTCCCGCTCCTGGGGACCACGACCGACGTGAACCGGGCGACCGCTCAGGCCGCTATCGCGATCCGTCAATCAGAGATCACCCTTCCCCTCGTCGAGAGACTGAGGGGAGTCCTGAACCGCAGTCTCCTGTCCCAGTACGCCGGGGCCGAGCGCTTGGAGTTTGATTTCGAGAACCCGGTCAGCGCGGACGAGGAGCTGGAGAACGCTGGCTTGGCCATCCGCGCTACCGCCGCCCGGGCCCTCGTCGAAGCCGGCTGGTCCCCGGACGACGTCCTGACCACGGTCGATCTGCCAGCCATGGAGTGGATCGGCCCCACAGCCACCACGACCGGGAGACAGACAGACACCACCACCGACGGGGACGGTAATGGTGGAGGCCCCTCTGCTGACGAGAGAAATACCGGCCGGCGACAACGTCCTACGGGGGTAGACACAGCACCAGCAGAAACAGCAGAGGGACCTCACCACCACCATGCCACTACCCACCACACGGCGCAGGCAGATCTCCCGGAACCCCCCGAGGGCATCCCCGCCGAACTCTCCGAGGACCCCGACCTCGACGCCGTCCAAGCAGCATGGCTCCGACACCTCGACGACGTCCTCGACGAGTGGGACGAGGTCCTCGCCGCCCAGTACGCCGATCTGACCCGACAGGTCAGAGACGCCATCGACAGCGGAGACCTCACCAACCTCACCAACCTCTCCACCCCTACCGGGCAAGCCCTCGCCGTCCTCATCGCGGCCCTGACCAGCATCGCTGAGACCGCTGCCAGCACCGCTGCCGACGAGGTCGAGGCCCAGGACGTCCCGGCCGACCCTGCCCCGGTCGACGAGACCTGGATCACCGAGCACGCCCAGGTCGTGGTGGCGCTCCTGGGCCTGGCGCTCGCGGTATCCGCTGCCCGGACCGCTCTGCCGCTGGCACAGTCCGGGATGTCCGGGGACGAGGTCGCAGCCGCCGTCCGCGTAGCCCTGAACGACCTGACCGACGCCCAACCCCGCCTGGCCCTCGGGGCCGCTCTGACCGCTGCCCAAAATCAATCACGGCTGGCGACGTTCGCGGCGGCCGCGGAGCAGCCGGATGCCCCGATCCCCGCGTACTACGCCTCCGAGGTCCTCGACAGCAATACGTGCCCGGCGTGTCGGGAGGTCGACCGGCGGTGGCTCGGGAACGATCTCACCCTGGTGCGTCGCCTGTACCCGTCCGGAGGGTACGTCGATTGTGAGGGAGGGCCACGCTGCCGAGGCACCGTCGTCGTGGTCTGGAGACCCGGCGCCGACACCACCACCTGGACGGAGGGAGAGCCCCTGTGAGACCGCGAGCGCTCGTCCGAGCAGGGGCACCACGCCCCCAGGCCCGGACCAGACCCACCAACGAAACGACGTCGGAGGAGACTCTTGACCTGCTCCTGTACGGGGTCATTGGCTGGGGCATCTGGGTCGAGGACATTGTTCTGGAGCTCTCCCGCACTACGGCCACCCGGATCCGGGTGGCCGTGAACTCCCCGGGAGGCGATGCTTTCGACGGGATCGCCTTGTACAACGCCCTCGTGAAGCATCCGGCGCATGTCCGGGTCGAGGTCGATGGCCTCGCAGCGTCCGCGGCTTCCGTGATCGCTATGGCGGGCGACGAGATCGTCATGGGGACCGGGGCCACCATGATGATCCACGACGCGTCGGTGACGATGCAGGGGTCGGCGTCCGAGCTCCGGCAGGCCGCGGAAACCCTGGACACCCTGTCCGAGGGCATCGCGGCGGTCTACGCGCGCCGGGCCGGGGGTGATCCGGGAGTATGGCGGGAGGCCATGCTCGCTGAGACGTGGTTGTCCGGGGAGGAGGCTGTCGAGGCGGGTCTGGCCACGACTGTCGCTGCTCTCGATCAGCACGACGGCGATGGTAACGGCGGCGGCGCCGAGGCCGGGTCCGAGGATGAGGCCACTGACCAGGTTCTTGATCTTGACTCCAGTATCCGGGCCTCCTGGACCTGGGACGGTCGAGATGCTGCCCCGCCCCCTACCCGCCTGCTCCGCCACCTCCACAACCAGGACCGGGACCGGGACCATACGCCCTTCACCATCGACGACGAGACAGAGCAGCGGGTCTCGGACCTCCGCGCCGCGCTCGCCACCCTGAGGAGATGACATGCCGACCCGCACCCCCATCCCCACCACCCCCGCCGAACTGGAAGAAATGCTCGGCGACACCACGCGCATGGCCGAGGTCCTGCGAGACCCCACCGAATTCCGGGCCTTCATCCGGGCCTACACCGACGCGAGCATGACGAAGGACCTCCAGGCCCAGATCGACGAGGGTATCGAGGCCGGGATCGTCGATTTCCAGCAGCGGGCCGCGAAGACGGGGGGGATCCTGCCCGCGCAGCGCACGCCTCTGGACCTCCGGCCCTCTGCCGCGAAGTCCTCGGCGCAGCGCACCGCGTCGTACTGGCCCGACGCCCCCGGCGCTGCCCTCGACAAGCACGACCTGTCGTTGGGCGACTTCGCGAGGATGTCCTCGCACCGGTTCGATTCCGACCCCAAGATCAACGAACTCCGTGGACGATACAAAAACGATTACGGCAGCGTGGTGCCCTCGGAAGGCGGATTCCTCCTGCCGGAGACTCTGTCGTCGCAGCTGATGCAAATGTCACTGGAGACGGCGGTCGTCAGGCCGCGGGCCGTCGTGGTCCCCATGACGACACAAACGCTCGCATTCCCGGCCGTCGACGTTAACACTCATGTCGGCAGTGTGTTCGGTGGTATCACGACACAGTGGGCTGCTGAGGGTGAGACTCTCACCCCCAGCTCCGCGAAGTTCGGCCGGATCCTCCTGCAGGCCGCGAAGTTGGCGGCCTTCGCCGGGGTCCCGAACGAATTCGTCGCCGATGCCCTGCCGGCGTTCGTCGAGTTCATCACCACCGCGTACCCGCAGGCCATCACTCACGCAGAGGACTCCGCGTTCCTGACCGGGGACGGGGTCGGGAAGCCCCTCGGTGTCCTGAAGGCGTCGTCCCGGGCCACCGTGGCAAAGGAAACCGGCCAGGCAAAGAACACGATCGTCTGGGAGAACCTGGTCTCCACGTATGCGCGGATGTTCCCGTCGTCGTTGGGCCGCGCCGTGTGGATCGCGTCCATCGACACGTTCCGCGAGCTGTTCACGATGGGGATGACGGTGGGGACTGGAGGGGGCCCGGTGATGTTCGGGTATGGCGGGGGTACTGCCTCCCCGACACTGTCCATCCTCGGAAGGCCCGTGATCTTCACCGAAAAGACCCCGACGATCGGAAACGAGGGTGACATTTCCTTTGTTGATCTCGGGTACTACATCGTCGGGGATCGGAAGATGCTGATGGCTGAATCGTCAGCGCATTTCTCGTTCGGCACCGATGAGACGGTGTGGCGTTTCATCCAGCGGGTCGATGGACGTCCCTCGTTGATCTCGTCGATTATCCCGAAGAATTCTGGTTCGGCTTTGTCCGCGTACGTGACGCTCGCAGATCGTCTCGTCTGAGTCTGATCCCGAAAAGGAGAGATATCTATGGATGCCCTCGGACGCCTCTACGATCTGAGCATTGGTTTCGCCCCGGTCGACATGCAGGCAGCCCAGACCGGCAAAAGGTTCCACATGCGGGACTGCCGTGCCGTCGACGTCGTCCTGTTCAAGGCTGCTGGGACTGCTGGCGACGACCCCACCCTCACCCTGCAGGAGCACACCGCCTACACCAGCGGCACCAGCGCCAACCTCGTGGCGATCGACAAGTACTGGGTCAAGGCCGAAGCCACTCTCGATGGGGACGAGACCTGGACCGAGGTCACGCAGACCGCTGCCGCCACCATCGCCGACCCAGGCGGAGCCCTCACTTCCGCTGAAGAACAGCAAATCGTCGTTTTCACCGTCGAGGCCACGGACCTCACCGACGGCTACGAATGGATCTCCGTCAACATGGCCGACACCGGGACGAACGCCCAGCTCGGCTGCGTGCTCTACCTCCCCCACGACCTCGACATCCAGCGGGCCCCCGCGAACATGCCCCAGTGGCTCACCGCCTGACAAGGAGAAACCATGTCCGTCTATCTCCCGGGCGAGGTCTTCACCAGAGGTCTCCTGGGCCTGCACGTCGCCCGGGCCACCGCCACCCTGCCCGCCAGCACAGCCGGAGCACTATTCACCGTGTCCGGTGGAATCGTGGGCGTAACCGCCCTCATCGGCGAGGTCACCACCGTCATCCAGACCCAGGCAAACGACACCAAGATCGTCTCGAACCCCACCACCGGGTCGGATGTCGATCTGTGTGCTGTGCTGGACATCACGGCAGACGAGGTCGGCTGCCTGTACGGCATCACCGGCCTGACCTCCGATGCCCTCGTCGGTGGCGGCGCCGGAGCCACCGTCCTCCCCCGCAACCTCCTCGTGGTCCCCGAAGGAACCATCGACCTGAGCTGCGCAGCCACCAACACCGGCTCCGTGAAATGGGATCTGTGGTACGTCCCGATCGACAATGGTGCGTCCGTGGCTGCGGCCTGACCATGGACACCGTCACCTGCAGCAGGTGCGCCACGGTCTACCGCCGTGGCGCCCCAGCCTGCCCGACCTGCCGCACCACCTCCCGCGCCACCACCACCCAGACAGCCCTCACCACCAGCAAGGCAGGCCGCACAGCACGCGCCAGAACCCGCCGCTACACCGCCGCGAAACCCAGAGAGGGGACCAGTGGAGAAACGACCTGACAGGTCCGCTGTCACAGCACACCTCGACCCCGACGGCGGCACCACCAACCACCCAGCACTCGCCGTCACCCAGACAGCCACCGCCGGCACCGGCAGCGGAGCCACCATCACCACCGAGAACACCGCTACCCCGGCCCTCGACGTCGCCGGTGGCACCGGCCTGGAGATCCGTGCCACCAGGGCCGACCGTGCTCCCCGCATCACTGTCGGCTCCGATGGATCCGTGACCTGGGGCTCCGGCAGCAGTACCGGAGACGTGACCCTCACCCGCACAGCGGAAGGAGTCATGGTCCTGTCCGGGGCTCTCACCACCACCACCGGTGACCAGGCCGTCATCAAGGACGCCGCCGAGACCATCAACAATGTCGACGTCCTCCAGGACGACGACGAACTCGTGGTCTCGGTGGCCGCGGGAGCGGTGTACTCGGTGGAGATCCGGTTGCTGTACTCGGCGGCCGCCGCCGCTGATCTCCAGGTCTCGGTCACCGGCCCGGCCGGGGCCACTCTTCCTCTGATCGTCGAGGCGCTTCCTGCCGGGGCCTCGGCCGTCACGGACGCTCATACCGTGCAGATCGGGGCCCTCGGAGATGCCGCTGTGCTGACCATCGGAGCGGTGGCAGCTGGTACCCAGGTCGTCGCTCAGGCCCATGGTCTGCTCACGACAGCGGCGGCTGCTGGGTCCCTGCAGGTCCGGTGGGCCCAGGCCACAGCGAACGTCTCCGATGCCGTGGTCGATGCCGGATCCTGGATCAGGGTCACGAGGATCTCCTGATGACCAGCTCAGGATGGGGGACGCTCCGAGGAATAGTAGAAGAAGCCCGGTCCCTGCAGGCCGAGGAGGACGCCCGGGAGCGTGACCCCGTGGACTGCCCGCGCTGCGGTACCCCCCTGCGCGACGGCGGCCCCGACGGCACGATCAGGTTCTGTCCGTTCGACGGGTGGCGACCACGATGATCCGGTCCCGTAGGATCCGGTCATGACCACGTCCCGTCCCTGGTACGCGACCCGGGGCATGGTCATTCACGCGCTCGACACCACCCCCACCCCCCGCCTGGCCGCTGCGATCGACCGGGCCCTGACCGCAGCCTCGACCATCGTCGACGAACACGCCGGCGGAAAATTCTTCTACCCCCGGTGGGAGACCCGGTCGTGGGACTGGCCGGATGCCGAGGCCTACACGGGGCGCCGTCTCCACCTGTGGTCGGCTCCTCTCACCCAGGTCACTGCGATCACCGTCGCCGGTACTGTCCTCACGGCGGGCTCGTACCATCTGCGACCCCTCAGCGGGCCACCGTACGACACCGTCCTGCTCGACCAGGACACACTGCCCGGCTACTGGTCGACCAACCCCACCACCGGTGTCGAGAACGCGGTCACGATCGAGGGCCTGTGGGGACACGGAGCAGACAAGACAACCCCCGCGGGGGCACTCACTGCTGCCGGGATCACGGACAGCGCTACCACCCTGCTCCTGGGCGCCGTGTCCCAGCCGCTCCGGGTCGACGTCGGGGGCATCCTCGAGATCGAGGACGAGATCGTCCTGGTCACCGAGGCGTCCTGGGTCGATACGACCATCGACGTGGGGGCCGGAGGCCTGGCAGCGTCCGTCCAGGCCACGGTCTTGCCTGTGACGTCCACGACGGGCCTGTCCCCCGGCCAGTGGATCATCATCGGTGGCGAGAAGCTCCTGATCGTCGACATCCTGGGGGCGGCGAGCCTGCTGGTGGCCCGGGCCCAGCACGGCACGGTCCTGGCCTCGCACGCTGGTGGTGACGCCGTCCTGGCGCCGTGGTCGCTGACGGTAGAGCGCGGCGTCCTCGGGACTACCGCTGTGGCGCATGCCGCGTCCACGCCGGTCTTGGCGCACACTCCCCCGGGTCTGGTCGAGCAGGCCACTATCGCGTCCGCGATCGCGCAGGTCCTGGACCAGACCGCCGGCTACGCTTCCCCAGCGGGCCCGTCCGGGGGCGCCCAGAAAGCCGGCGTCACCGGGGCTGGGGCTGGTTACCTCCTGGACCTGGTTACCTCCACGTACGCCCTGTCCACGCGGAGGGGGGCGATCTGATGGAGATCAGTGTCGATGTCGACCCCTCGGGGGCCTTGCTGTCGGGAGTGGCGCGTCGGGTTCTCGATGAGGCCCTGTCCTATGCCCTGACCCAGGCCGGGCAGGAGGCCTCCGAGCGGATCCACCGGATTCTGGATGAGCGGATTGTTCATCCGACGCCGTACTACGAGACCCAGATCACGACCGATGTTGCTCCCGGGCATGTTCGGATCCATGACCGGGGTGTGTCCTACGGTCCTTGGCTTGAGGGGATCTCTCCGGAGAACGCCCGGTCGCGGTTCAAGGGCTACCGGGCGTTCGGGTCGACCCTGGATTATCTGGTGGAGTCGAACAGGGCTCAGGTCATAGTCCAGCAGGCCCTGGACCGGTACCTCGCCCGGATCGGAGGCCACTGATGGTGTCGTACCAGGTTCTGCGGGACACGGTGGAGTCGCATCTGCTCGCTACCGGGCTGTTTGCGTCGGTGAATGGGCATCAGCCGCTGGCGGCTCCGTCGGGGCCGGTGACGGCCAGTGTGTGGGCCGGTCCGATCGACACTGTCCGGGCTGCTTCTGGGCTGTCGACGGTGAAGTTGCGCCTGGTCCTGTATGTAACGTTATATGTGCCTTTGACCGATCCGCTGGATGAGGTCGAGGTCCTGGTCGTGGATGACAGCGTGGCCGTGATGGAGCTGGTGTGTGGTGATTTCGAGCTGGGGGGGGCGGCGGAGATGGTGGATCTGCTGGGGGCGTACGGGCAGCAGGTCGGCTCCCAGCTGGGGTACGTGCGGATCGGGGATGGTGACTATCGGACGTCGACGGTCACGATCCCGGTGATCCTCGCGGAGGCCAGTGACGTGACGGAAACACCCTGAGGAGGCACTATGGCCAAGCAGTCCGGGCTCGGGGACGCCTTATACGCGGCAGGGTACGACCTGTCCGGTGACTCCAACAGCGTCGAGATCTCCTCGACAATGGACACGATCGATGTCACTGGGCTCCCGTCCTCCGCCATGGAGCGAACCGACGGACACCGGGACTCCAAAATCACCTGGAAGTCGTTCTGGAACCCGACCGGGGCCCACCCGGTTCTGAGTGCGCTTCCCACCGCGCAGACTCTCGCCACCTACTGCCGGAGCACGGTCCTCGGCGCCCCCGCGTTCGCCCACTGCTGCAAGCAGCTCGGGTACGACCCGTCCCGGGGGAGTGACGGGACCCTGACCATGGCCGTGGAGACCGTCGGGGACCAGTACGCGGGAGAGTGGGGTGTCCAGCTCACTCCCGGGGTCAGGGTGGATACCTCTGCCACGGACGGCGCCACCGTCGACGACATCGGAGCAGCCGGGGGCTCCCTCGGGGCCCAGGCGTATCTCCACGTGATGGCATGCACAGCAGTGGACTGCACGATCACCGTGCAGGACTCCCCCGATGACTCCACGTGGGCTGATCTGACCGTTTTCACGCCGGTGGCGACGGGGTCGGCGCCGACGTGGGAGCGGGCCGTGACCGGTCCGACCGAGGACGTCGACCGGTACCTGAGAGTAATCACGTCCACGACAGGGGGAATGACCAGCGTCAGCTTCGCGGTGATGGTGGTCAGAAACCTCACGGCCACGGCCTTCTGATGATGGGCCGAGGATTCGATCTTTCCCGGTACTACCAGGTGTTCTCGCTGCGTCAGCCGGTCGGAGACCGGTTCCGGGTCGTGGATTGCGAGGCGTTCGGGTGCCGATGGTGGCGGAACGGGTTCAAGGTCCGGGTGGATCTGGCGACCAGGATCGGCCAGGAGCGGGCCGTGTACCTGCGATCGGGAGTACACCGGCGCCAATACGTCGAGGAGCGTCCTCCAGGACTTCCCACGATCGTGATGTTCCGGTTCCCAGCAGGCACCCCGTGCTTCGAGCAGCACCGGGTCCTGCTGGAGCGGCCGCATTTCCACCTCATCCGGCAAGGTATGCCGGGTCGGCCCAGGGGAAATGCTCGACAGGTTGGCCCCGACCAGTGGCATGACGAACTCGGAGAGAATCAAGTAAAGCTTCTCGAGCTCCAACAAAGAGGATGGTGAATCGTGGCCAAAACGAGCGGTCTGGGCTGGACAACCCTCTCGATCGATGACTCAGCCGGGGCACCACAGGCCCTGAAGAATGATTTCTTGTCGCTGGATGTCTCGACCCCGCGGGCTACATTCGATGTGACTGGCCTGGACAAGTACGCGATGGAGCGGCTCTTGGGACTCGCGGACGCCACTGTGTCCGGGGAGATGGCGTTCAATCCTGCGGCGACCATGGGGCATGCCGTTTTCCGGACGATGTCTTCGACGTCGGTTCCACGGACCGTGTCGCTGGAGCATTCCTCGCAGACCCTGGCGATGGAGATGCTGATCACCACGTACGACCTGTCCCGGGGGAGTGACGGGAAATTGACGTCGAAGGTGGAGCTTGTGCTTCAGGATGGGACGGCGCCGACGTGGGGTCCCTGATGGCCGAGGATCAGACGCCCCCGCCCGGGCGGTGGACCAGACGCAGCCCCGTCAAGGTCCTGCGTTTTGACGGTGACCTGGCCGGGCTCGTCATCCGGGTCCGCGTCATGGCCGTCGGAGCCCTCCAGGAGCTCCTGACCAAGTTGGACGAACTGTCCAACGTTGAGTCAATGCCCTACATCGCCCGATCTCTGGCCAATCACCTGATCGGCTGGAACGTCGACGACGAGGACGGCAACCCCGTCCCAGCGACCTACGAGGGCATCCTGTCCCTCGCCCCGGCCGAGCTGGGCAAAATAGGCCATGTCTGGATGAAGTCACTGTCAGGGGCCGTGCCGGTGGACTCCCCTTTGGACGACAGCTCGCCGAGTGGCGTGCCCTCGGCGGGCAAGGAACCAGAACTTCCGATGGAGAGCCTCTGACCCTCCCCCCCGGCGTGGCCATGGCCCGGACCATCCTGGCGCTGGCCGAGAGGTTCGGTCAGCTGCCCTCGACGATCGCCGCGGAACCCGCCGACGAGCTCCTCCCGCTCCTGGAGCTGGAGCGGCTCTCGACCATCCCCCCTGACGACGGCGGTGAGACAGCGTGGCCTCCGAGGTAGAGATCGTCATCACCGGGCAGAACCGGTCCGGGCCTGCCTGGGAGAGCCTCCGGCAGGAGGCACAGCAGACCATCCGTGGCCTGGTCTCTTCCATCCGGCAAGGCACCGAGCAGATCGACAATGACCTGGGGAAGGTCGCGAACGATCTTTCCTCTGGGCTGTCGGACTCGGCGGCGGCCGGGATCGCCGGGATGCGCCCAGCCATCGACAAGGGCCTCAACAACATCACCGCAGACTTCGCCGAGGCCGGGCAAGAGGCCGGGAAGATCCTGGCCGACCACCTGCGGTCCGGGGCCGCTGGAGTGGAGCAGGAGGCCGAGAAGACCGGGAAGCACGCCGGGAATGCCCTCGTCGGCGGCATCTCCGGCGAGGTCCGTAAAGGCGGCTCAGAGATCGGATCGGCCACCGACCGGTCCCTGAGCGGCGTCGTCGGAGCCGCCGACGACGCCGGGAAGAAAGCCGGAAACAAGCTCCAGGACGGTCTGAAGGCCGGGGCATTGGCTGCCGGGGCCGCTGCCGGGGCCGCCCTGATCACGGCCCTAGACACCTCGGCCGTCCAAACGAGGCTCGCTGCGAGCCTGGGGGCCGAGGGGGACTGGGCCGCCAATCTCGGGAGAATCACCGGCGAGGTGTACTCCCGGGGCGTGGTGTCCTCGGTCGAGGAAGCGGGCCAGGCCGTCCAGGCCGTCTGGCGAACCGGCCTGATCCCAGAGGACTCTACGAATGCCGCGTTGGAGTCGATCTCGGCGAAGGTCGCGAACCTCGGGACGGTTTTCGGTGAGGACCTGACGCCCCTGGCCGCGGCCGCCGCGAAGATGGTGAAAACGGGGCTGGCCGAGGACGGTGCGCAGGCCCTCGACATCCTGACCGTCGGCCTCGAAGGCTCAGCGAACGTCGCCGGCGACCTCGTGGATACTTTCACCGAGTACCCGACCCAGTTCCGTAAGCTGGGTCTGACCGGTGGACAGGCTCTGAAGCTGATCCAGCAGGCCCTACGGGGCGGAGCACGAGACTCCGACATCGCCGCCGACGCCCTCAAAACTTTTGCGATCGAGGCCATGACCTCGATCTCCGAGGTCGACTCTAAAGGCGGTACCAAGCTCACGGCTGTCGGACAAGCCTTCAAGGATGTTGGTTTGGATGGTGCCCAGGCTCAGGCCGAGCTCGCGAAGGGCGGAGTCCACGCGTCCACCGTCCTGGGGAAGGTCCTCGACGGCCTGCGTGGCATCAAGAACCCCGTCGATCGGTCCCAGGCGGCGGTCGCTTTGTTCGGTAGCCAGGCCGAGGATCTCGGGGACGCCCTGTACGCGATGGACCTCGACAGCACCACACAGGGCCTGGGACGAATGGCCGGAGCAGCGGACCGCGTCGGAGAAACGATGGAATCCTCGGCCTCAGCGCAGGTCACGAAATTCCGTCGGGAAGCCGAGCAGATGCTCACCAACGTCGCCGGCGGTTTCTTGAAATTCGCGGCGGACAATTCGGCGGTCATGGGGCCGCTGATCGCTGCGATCGGCGGTATCACCATGGCCCTCCTGGGCGCCGCGGCCGCGATGGCCGTCTTCAACATGGTGACCGCTCTGAACCCAATCGTCCTGGTGGTGGCGCTCGTGGTGGCGGCTGTGGCTGGGCTCGTCGCAGCCCTGATGTACCTGTGGCAGACCAACGACGCTCTCCGGGCTGCTGTCACCGCGGGATGGTCGGCGATCGGCTCCGCCATCTCGTCCGCTGTGGGAGCCATCGGCCCGGCCCTGGCCAGCGTCGGCGCCTGGTTCATGCGGCTCCCGGGCCTGATCTCCGAGAACGCGGGGAGGATCCCGGGGATCGTGAGCTCGGCGTTCTCGCAGATGGCGAATCTGGCCGCGTACTGGGCCGGGTACGCGGTCGGCTGGACCGTCCTGCAGCTCGCGCTGCTACCGGTCCGGGCCCTCTCGGCGATCGCTGCTCTGCCGGGTCTGGTCGGTCAGGTCCTGTCCTGGGCGGCGTCGCGTGGGCAGTCCGGGGGCGCTGTTGTCGTGTCCTGGGTCACGGCTCAGTTCCGTAGGATCCCTGGGGCGGTCGGGCGAGCACTGTCTGCCCTTCCTGGGACCGTGCAGTCCGCGGCTTCCGGAGCCGGGTCGTGGCTGTACCGGGCGGGGCAGGACATCGTCCGGGGCGCTATCCGTGGCGTGCAGTCCATGGCCTCCTCGGCATACAACTCCGTCGCGAACATCGGCGGCAACATGGTCTCGGGGTTCCGGGACGCTATCGGCTGGCATTCTCCGGCGGCGGCGTTCGTTCCTGGTGGTCAGGCCATCGTGCAGGGGATCCAGCAGGGGATCGGCCAGGCGTCCTCTCCCGCTGTGATGGCGGTCTCCGGGCTGGGGACTCAGCTGGCCTCTGCCCTGCCCGGGCCGGCGGCGTCTTCCCCGGCAGCCCTGGCCTCGGGGGGGGGCGGGGCGACTCGGCTTCTCGTCGAGATCCGGGGCGGAGACGGCTCCGCCCTCGACGACCTGCTCGTCCAGATCCTGAGGAAGAGGATCAGGGTCGAGGGCGGGGGCAGCGTCCAGGCTGCTTTCGGCACGGGGGGATGGTGAGATGGCCTGGCCGGAGGAGCCCCTCCCGATCCAGATCGATCTGGACGTAGCCGGCACTACGACCGACATCACGTCGTTCCACTATTCTCCGCGGGGTACTCCGCGGGTGGTGCGGGGTCGGTCCGATGAGCAGACCTCTCCGTCTCCGGCCCGGATCGAGGGCCTGGTCCTGAACAACCGTGATGCCCGGTTCTCTCCGAGGGTTCCGGGGTCGCCGTGGTACGGGCTGATCGGGCGAGGTACTCCTCTGGCCATCGGTCTCCAGGGAGCTCCGACGCGCCTACTCCTACCGGGGACGAAAGGCGACGTGATCGACACTCCGGACTCGGCATCGCTGTCGATCACCGGGGACATCGAGGTCCGAGTAGACGCCCATCTCCTCCTGTACCGACCTCAGGTCTGGTACCTGGCCTCGAAATGGGACTCAGCCGGGAACCAACGATCCTGGCTCCTGCGCGTCGAGTCCGACGGGATCCTGCGCTGGTATTGGACCGCTGACGGCTCAACCCAGCTCTACGCAGCGTCCACCGTCCCCCTGGAAACCAGTACCGGTCGCCTCGCGCTCGCCGTCACCCACGACGTGGACAACGGTGCCGGGGGGAACACGGCAAGGTTCTGGACGGCGCCGACCATGGCGGGACCCTGGACCGAGCTGGGAGACCCCGTGGTCACGGCGGGGACCACGAGCCTGTACGACTCCACCGCCGGCACAGAGATCGGAGGAGCGTCCCAGATCGTCTACCCGGATGCGGTCGGGGCCCTGTACGGGTGGGAGCTCTGGTCGGGGATCGCGACCGCGGGCGGGACCCTGGTCTCCGGGATGGACCTGTCCGGACAGGCACCGGGCGCCGGGACGGTTTCGGATGGGACCCGGACCTGGACCCTCCAGGGAGGGACCTCTCTGGTCGATGTGGATCCCCGCGGGACCGCGGAGGTGGCGTCTTTGCCTCCCCGGTGGGATGTCACCGGACGGGACGCCACGGTCCTCCCGGACGTGGCCGGGGTCCTGCGGCGTCTGGGGACAGGGGGGTCGTCCCTACGGTCTGCTTTATACCGGTCGATCATGGGACAGGACCCGGACGCCTACTGGCCTTGCGAGGACGGGACCGACGCTACCTCCCTGGGATCACCGATACCTGGGGTCGAGCCGATGCAGATCACCGGGACTCCGTCCCTGGCCTCGGACTCCTCGATCGTAGGATCCGAGCCGCTGCCGGTCCTCAAAGATGCGCAGTTCACGGGGTGGATGCCGCTTCCGTATTCGGCGACGGGTCAGTGTTCCGTGCAGTGGGTGATGCACGTCGACACCACCTCGGTGGCCCCGGGCGGTGGGCAGACCATCATGAGCGCGTACCTGACCGGAGGGACCGTCAGCCGGTGGGAGCTGTCCTACCGCACGGGCGGAGGACTACGCCTCCTGATCTACGACACCGCAGGGACGATCGTGGATGACTCCGGGTCCATCGCCTTCGACCTGGACGACAAGATCGAATTCGTGCAGGTCAACCTCGTGGACAACGGGGCTGATATCGACTGGCGGATCATCGTGATCTTCTCCGGTCAGGTGGTGGCCCTGTACTGGGCCGATACTCTGGTCGGCTACTCCACGGGCGGGGTCCGGGTCGTCCGCGTGAACGAAGGCGGCGGTCTGGTCGATGTGACCGTCGGCCACGTGTATATCCGGTCAGCGGAGGTGACGACCGAGCACGACCTGGGGCTGTCCCTCGGTGGGTGGGCCGGAGAGACAGCAGCAGAGCGGATCCTGCGACTGTGCGACGAAGAAGGCCTCCTCGGAGATGTCCGGGGAGATCCCGGACGGACCCCGGTGATGGGTCCTCAGCCCCGAGGGACTCTCCTGGCAGCGCTCACGGAGTGTGAGACCGCGGATGGGGGGCTGCTGTACGAGCCGCGGCACTGGGTCGGGATCGGGTACCGGACCCTACGGTCGATGCTCGACCAGGCCCCGGTCGTGTCCCTGTCGTACGCCGGACATCAGCTGGCCCCTCCTTTCGAGCCTGAGGACGATGACCAGCGGGCTCGGAACGACGTGACGGTCCGGCGCACGGAGGGATCGCTGGCCCGGGTGGTGGACGTGACGGGTCCGGTAGGGACGACAGAGATCGGCGTGTATGCCGAGGACGTCCAGGTCAATATCCAGACGGATGGGCAGCTCGCTGACCTCGCTGGATGGCGTCTCCGTCAGGGGACCGTGGCTGACCCGCGTCTCCCGAGGCTGAAGGTGGATCTGGCGACTCCTGAGGTCCTGGCTGATCCCGTGGTGTCCGAGGACATCCTGGCAGTGGACATCGGGGACATCGTGGAGGTAACCAGTCCGCCGGCGGAGCTGTCTGCGAACCCGCTGCGGTTCCGTGTCACGGGGCTGGCGGAGACGATGGCCCAGTACCAGCATTCGGTGGAGGCTTCGGGAGGGCCGGCTGCCGGCCTGGACACGATGATCTGGCAAACAAGCGTTACTTTCGGTGACGATTTCGAGTCGGGGGGGACGGCGGCGTGGCCGACGGTCACGGGGGCGGTGTCCGTGGTCGCGGCCGCGGCCCGGGCCGGGTCGTACGGGCTACGGCTCAGCCCCGGCGGGGGGGCCGCGGCCACGGTCGCGACCTCGACCGTGAAATGGGACCAGGACATGGTCTGGGGACAGGTCGCGTTGCAGTTCCGGCTCGGGACACTCACCGCATCCGGGACGTCAATGGACCTGGTGACGCTCCGGAACACCGCCGGAACCGGGCACCTGGACTTCTTCGTCCATTCGACGGCGAGGACGTTCTGGGTTGATCTGGTGGGGGGGTCCAGTGAGCTCGACACGGGGGTGACCGCGGACACGGGGGTCTGGCACGACCTGCAGCTGCGCGTGTTTTACGGGCATACGCAGTGGTGGGCGTGGGTCCAGCTCGATGGGGTCGAGTACGGGCCGATCACCCAGGCCACAGCAACGCCCTCGTTCGTCCGGTCCTTCCACCTGGGGACCACGTCAACCACGAAAACGTACGAGGTCGATGTCGACTCGGTAGCCATCGTGGTCGGGGATCAGGAGCCGGACTCGTGGTGGGAGGTGTGCTCCCGGTGGGATACGTCTGTGGCAACGCTCACGGCCGGGGTCACGGCGGACGCGACGACTCTCCAGGTCACAACCCCGGCCGGAGACCCCGTGTGGACTACGAACGAGGAGGATCTGCCGTTCGATGTCGGTGTGGGGGGGGAGCGGATCCGGGTCGAGGCCGTGACCGGGGCGACATCGCCGCAGACCATGACCGTGGTCCGGTCCGTGAACGGCGTGACCCTGACCCACGCCGCGGGGGACCCGGTCAGTTTGTGGAAGCCCTCGTACTACGCGATCAACTAGGAGTTGACATGGTTCTTGCTGGTGAGAGGGCTAAAGCCTCGGATCTCGCGGCGCTGGAGTCCGTGGCCTGGACTTCCTTCCTACCGACGTGGACGAACCTGACGATCGGGGCCGGGGGGGTCGGCACGTACTCGTACTGCAAGATTGGGCGCCTGATCGTGGCGTCGTACGAGTTCGTGCTGGGGACGGGGTCGGCGGTGGGGACGGGGCCGTACGTGACGCTCCCGGTCCCGGCGTCCTCGAACCAGCTGATCGCAGCGGTGTCGGAGTACCGGGATTCGGCGCCAGCGGGCGTGTACTGGGGGGTTGCGCTGCAGTCTGGGTCGGTGATGCTGATGTGTCGGATGAGTGCGGAGGCTCGGACGGCGGTTACGGCGACGACGCCGTTCACGTGGGCCACCGGAGATAGCATCCGGTTCACCATCACGTACCAGTCAGCAAGCTGATATGTCCCGTAGGTCGGATTCGCACCGACGTCCTTGCCCTGGGGTGGATTGTCCCCAGCTGTAGGTCCACCGACGGAGCACGCTCTACTGCTGAGCTACTACGGGCACCCCGGTGCTCGTCCCGGGGTGATGTCCGCTTCTCCCGTGCTGAGCGATCACGCCTGGCGGCGTGCACCACGGGCCACGGCCATGACCAGTACTCTATCTCTCGACCGCTGAGCTCGGCCGTCGCCTGTGGCCGGGCTCGACAGATAGTCCCCACCCGCGTGGGGGTGGCCCGGTGTAGGTGAGCCGTAGCGAGTTTTCCCCGCCCACGCGGGGGTAGGAAACAGTTGAGCCCCCCACCATGAGGTGGGGGGCTCGCTGGCGTTGTTGTCCTGTCGGACGGATTCGAACCGTCGTCTGCCCACGGCGGACGTGAGTCCCAACGTGGGTCCTCTTGGCCACTGAGGTACGACAGGCACCTCCAGTGCTCACCTGGAGGAGGGACTGCTGGTCACGGTTGAGCCTCCCGGTACCACTGCTGTCCACCAAGAACACCGATACTACTAGGCAGCAAACAGAGAGTCATACCGATTAAAAACCTCCATTCTTTAGGCTATTCGATCGAGTGACGGGGGCATTGCTGGTACCGGGCGGTGTCCGGGCAGGTTCGGCCTAACGCGAGCAGCATCCCATGGTGTCCCTCCCGTAGCGGGACTCCCTTAGGGACCGGGACAGCCTTTACGTAGACGAGCTCATGACCGGTGTACTGGCACTCGGACAGGGTCGCGAACAGGTCGTTCGCGGTGATGGGCACGGCCGGGTAGTCGACCCCGCCGACCGCGTACCCCGTGGACTCGGCCATGCACGCGATCGCGTACGGCGCCCCAGGCTGGAGCGACCGCAGGAACGAACACACAGCGGCCGCGAACTCTGCCCTGGACGAGGTCATGGACTCAGCGACGAAACACATCGTCCCAAGATCGAAAGCCTGTTCCATCCCCAGGGACAGGAGGTCTGCCCGTGACGTGTTGAGCGCTGTCCGGGCCATCGCCCAGGTCAGGGTGGTATTCAGCCAGGGGTTCCCTGCTTCCCGAGCCCGGTCCCAGTACGGGTCCCACCGTTCGAGGGCCTCACGGTCCCCGGAGCGCAGCAGTCTTATTTCTGATTTCAACCAGTCCAGGTTGGCCTGACCGGGGTCGATGAGGACGATTTCGGCGGTTAGGGGCATCATCGTCATCGCCGGGTACAAGTTCGACCCGGCACCCATGTCCACACCGATGGGATAATCCTCTGTCTGAGGATGCTCCAGGAAATGTTTCTTGAAATGATTGGCGCACGCCAGGATGATCCGCGCGTCATCGTCGCGGACCTGTGGTGAGTAGTTCTTTTCCTGGTATGGGACCGGGTCGAACCGGTCCCAATCGATGGAGGAGTTTTTTTCCATCAGGGGATCTCCTCCAGGGCTTCGGCGGCGGCCTCCCAGATACCATGCTGCCAGTGCTGGGAGAGCACACGGGGATCACCCCGGTGCACGGTATCCCATATCTCCGCCGCCCATCTGGCGTCTCCGCCGGCGGTGTGCCTGACCCCCGGCCCGGGAGGCTCGACACCGACAGCCAGCGATAGGGCCGTTGAGTTGTATGGCGGTGTCAGGATGCGGCGGAGCGCGTCCCGCTCAGGAGCCGTCAGCACGGTTGTCTGCTCTAGGGCCCGCAGATAGCCGACCGCCAACGTTTCCACATCCTGGACGTGGTAATGCCAGGGGGGTTCGAAACCGGGGAGCGACTGCCGGATGATCCGGTCGTCGAATCCTGGCACGGCCCCGACAAGAATCGGCTTCGTCCCGTCTGGATTGGGGGTGAAGGTTTTCTTCAGCCAGGCAGCTGCCTCCATTCTGTCGAGGGCTGCGACCGAGTCGTACCGGGCCTCGTAGTCCTTCCGGAAATCTTGGGACAGTCTCAGATAGTCGTAGGGCCCGAAGGGCTGGACGAAGACTGCCGAGACCTCTCCTGGCCCAGTGCTGAGACAGGGGCAGATTCCGATCTCCCAGATGGAGGCCCGGGAGTCGAGACCCGTGGTCTCGGTGTCCAGGGCAATGATGCGGGTCACAGGGGCCATCCTCGGGACAGGACCTCGGCGGCGTCCTTGGGCCGGCCCTGACGCCTGAGCCACCCAGCGAACGAGCTGCGCTGGGCAGCAGCCCACGTGATCTGCCGCTCGTGCAGCTGCACAGGCGTCAGGGTGGCCAGGCGCATGTTTCTCAGCTGCCGGAGGGCGACCGCGCAGGACGCGGCCGCATCCGCCGCCGAGGAATGCGCGTCCACCAACTCGATCCCATAGTGCTCTGCCTGAGCAGTGAGGATCCGTTTGCCCTTCCGGTAGGGGTCCAGGTGCTTGTCCAGGACCAGGGGGTCCAGGATCCGTCCGCGCTGGGGCATCTCCCAGCCCAGACCGCAATGACGGCGGGACTCAGCATCCAACAGACCGAGGTCGAACGGGGCATTGAACACCACGATGGGAAGCTGCGTAAGCATCCGGTGGTGCTCCGCCGCGTACAGCAGCGACAGGACCCCGTCAAGGGCCACGTCCGTGCTGGTGCCGTCAGTGGCGGCCTGCTGGGTGGTGATCCCGTGGACTGCCGTAGCAGCCTCCGGGATCTCGACGCCCGGGTTCACGAGCCAGGTGGCCTCCCAGAGGAGTCCTCTGCTGGCGGAGACCAGGACCAGGCTGATCGTGACGATTCGGTCGGTTTCCGTGTCGGTACCGGTGGTCTCGGTGTCGAGTCCGAGGACGGCGTGCTCCTCGGAATGCTGACATGTCCAGGTGTCCTCTACGAGGGTTTCTGCGGCCCGGAACAACCGCGAACGAGCATCTTCGAGTTGGTTTACCATGCCCTCAATCTTATGATACTTGTCATTCTTTCTGCAATTCCGTCAGCAGGTCTTTCACTTCCTGTAGGCGCTTCAACATCGTTGCCGAATCGTACTTGAACTTTTCAACGTCCTGCTTCAGGCTTCTCATGTCCTCTCTCATCCTGTTGACAGTATTGCGGATCTCCAGGGGCGTCAGGTAGGCGCCGCGGACGGCGGACGCCGCAGTGAAAGGATGGGCCGGGTCCCCGGCCTTGGAGACGATCTGATCGTTGAGCACGTCATCCTCCGGTGTTGTTTTCCGTAGGGCGATCGCCCTGCGGACGATCTCATGTCGTTGTCCGGCTCGGATTGGTCCGGGGCAGGCGTGCCCGCCCCACGCTGCCCCTCCCATGGAGTGGGTCCCGATCCCCTGACCCTCCACGGAGTCGGTGACCCTGTCGGCGGCCCCGCACCAGACGTGCCATTTGGCGAGCTCGGTCAGCTGGGCATCGGTGAGCTCTTCATCTGGTGTGCCCTCGGTCTCTACCGAGATCCATCCGGAGTTTCCCGCTCCCTGTGCCCAGGACCACCGATTCAGCGGCACATACTGCTCGACATCGCCCTTCCGGGAGACCCACAGGTGCGAGTTCTTCCTGTTTGGGTATTTCAGGTCCCGGAACCATCTCAGGGATCCTTTCCCTGCCTGGCAGTGGAGGACCCACCGTGTGGGCTGGGTCGCGAACCTCGGGACGGTCAGGGAGCCGTTCTTACGCCGCTCCTTCAGGTACGGGACTAGGTACAGTGTCGCTGGCGTGTAGCGGGCTCTCATGGTGGTCACGATACGAGGCAGGGCCAGCACCGAATATCAACGGTGCTGGCCCTGCCGTTCCCAGCGCGTAGCCAGAGGGGGGGATTCTGACTACGCCACGAGGCTACTTCACTGTGACAGTCAGACTCTGCTCAGCCGGGGTGTACCCGGTCTTGGTCACACGGGCCGTGAACGTCGCAGTGCCCCGGACCGTCTTCTTGGCCCAGGACAAGTACGACCCATAGCCACTGATAATGCGCTGCCCGTTCCGGTAGATCGTCCAGTTGCCCTTGGTGCCCTGGACGTGGACGTAAATCGCCCCCTTGGCAGCGGACTTCGCGGTGAAAACGGTGATCTTGGCCTGCGGGGTGGGCAGGCTGGACAGGACGCGGGTCGTGTTGGCACCGGTGGTCCGGGTCAGCTGCTCGCCGGAGGCGAACGAACCGTTGCCGTTGGCGTCGAATCCCGCCAGAGCAGCGAATTTCCCGGTGTGGCGGATGACTTTGTATCCGCGGTGCACGGCGGGGACGTCACGGGTACCGGTCACGGTGATAGGCTTGAAGATCCCGAGCTTGTCAGCGCCGAAAACCGAGGCGCGGTTGAGGTCCTTGTCCAGGGCGTCACCCGGGTCCACGGACGCGAACCGCAGGCCGATCAGCTTCGCGGTGGCGGTCTGCAGGATGCCGACTCCGCTGCTGCTGCCCCGGGCGTCGACCTGGGTCAGGCCGTGGGCGAGCTTGCCGGTCGCGGAGCCACCCACGGCGATCTGGCCGGGGTCCGTGGTGAGCCGAGGCTTCCAGTCATCGGACAGAGCAGACCGGGTGGCCTGGTAGGCGTCCTGCACGGTGATGGTGACGATCTGGGATTTCACGTCGTCGTCGGTCCCGGCGCTCTCGCCGGGGTTGACGAACTGAACCCGAAACACGCCCGGGACCGTGGCGGACAGGCACACGTTCCTTCCGTTTGCGCGGAGCACGGATCCGGTGTTGACCGGTGCCGGGGTTCCGGCGACGGGCAGGTCCAGGGGACGCCACCCCGAGGAGGGGACGGTCGCGGAGTTCGAGCTGACCTGACGGTAGGTCAGGCGGGCGTAGCCGGGGAGCGCGGACGGGTCGACGTCCTCGGGTTCGGTGTAGGACAGGTAGTCCAGGCGCAGGCCCCTGATCTTCCGGGATGCGGGGACTCGCAGGCAGGGTGTGGCGTTGGCGAGGCGCTGGGGGAGGGTGTTGCCTCCGTTGCTGATCCGCGCGTAGTTCAGGGTGGTCATGCTGGTCACATTCGGGGTGACCGTGATGGTGTCGGCTGCGCTGGAGGACAGCTGGGCCGCGGCGAGGGCCCCTGCTGCGAGCGCTGCTACTGCGCCGCCGGCGATGACCTTGGTTCGCGTGCTGGTCATGGGTGTTGTTGCTCCTAGACTAGGTGTGCAGAGTTTCGGCCCCGTACCCTCGGTAGGTGCGGGGCCGTTCCTCATCCTGCCACGTGCTGTGTGGTGGTCATGTCCAGTCCGGTGGGGTCCATCCGATGCTCCTCAAGACCGCGTGCGTGGTCTCGTCGATGTTGATGGTGGCGTCTGTGCTGATGTTTAGGATCTTGGGTGAGACGTTCAGGATGACTTGTGGACGCTCCATGGCCTGCAAGGTGATCACTATGCCGGTCAGGATGTCGGTGATGTTCTTGTCACCGATTGTCACTTTCGCTGATGATTCTGTGGCTTCGATGGTGATGTGATTCTCGGTCATGGTGTCTCCTCTTCAGCATTGTCACTTTCGTCGAATCCGTCGAGTACTTGTTGCAGCATCTCTTCGGGTATCTCGAAGGTTATGGTCTTACCACCAAGCAACAAATCCTGTGAGTATTCGTCTTGTTCACCTTCCGTATCGAACTCGATTCCGATGATGCGGTATTCGCACATTGTGTGTCTCCTCAGGATGGTCAGAAATTTCCTGGCGCGACTTGCGCACAGAAAATACCTTGGTCACGCCACATTTGTACGCACTGATCACGGTCGTCCAGTACCCGCAATTTGATTGGTTTCTCCTGAATCTGCAGCAGATACACTATGGAGCTCAGAAACGCGTTCTTCACCGCAGCGTCTTTCTGGCGGATTCCATCGGGACGCATGTAGAGCTGCGAGAACGGCACCTTGTGATCGGCGAGCCATTGGAGAGTCTGAGGTCGGCAGCATTCCATGCGTCCGGACACGACGATGATCTTGTGACCGGCTGCTGCCAGGGCCTGCACGATCTCGATCGTCGGAGTATTTGGCTGGTCTTCTCCGACGCGGTCCCAGTCGTAGGGGCCGCGCTCGCCGCGTAGGGCGAGCGTTCCGTCTATGTCAACGATCCAGGTACTCATGATCTCCTCTGTTGTGGTCTGCGACGACGTGGCCCACGTACAGGGCCGCGAACACCGTGCCGAGCATCAATCGATCCACTTCCATTGGACGGTCCATCCCGGGGCGGTGGCCATCTTCCGAATGACGTCCTCGCCGACGCTGTCTGCGCGCAGGGCGTCACGCGCAACGCATTCTTCGACGTGAGTGTCGAGAGTGATTACGGTCGGCATAACGCCGAGATCGACCGCTAGCTCGGCCAGCCTTTCGATGCTGGTCTGGTAGAGGTTTGTCGAGTCCTCGACGACATAGTTAACCCCCGCCGCGAAGGCTGCGCGGATCATCGTCTCCTCCACCATCGTCACAGTGTCTTCCTGGTCGTGGGTGCCAATACATTTCTCGTGGGGGTTTGGTCCCAGACACAGGAGATTGCGGGCATCGTCTCGTCCGATCCGGAGAGCCGGGATTCGGCACATTTCAGTCACTGTCTGGCGTGTTCTCATCACTGTGACGAGCCTGTGGGCGAAAGTTGTCTTTCCGGCGGCGGGGAGTCCCCGCAGGATGACCAGACACCGATCGGTTTCGGCGAGGATCTCGGCTGTGGTCTTGTCCGGGTCGTAGTAGGTCATGCTGTGTGCTCCTGTCGTGTGCAGCGCCGGAGGGCGCGTTTGGCGGTGGATTCGGAGACGGTCCGGGGGATGGGCCCGGCTCCGTCGAGGGGGTCACCGGTCATGGCCGCGCGGATGACCTGTGACCTGGTGGCCCTAGTGGTGAGCGCCTGGGTGACCCAGGCGTCGATGTCTGCCGTGGGACGGGTCAGGGGGGTCACGACCCCTGGGGTCACGGGGTCAGGGGGGTCACTGACCCGGAGGGTCACGGGGTCAGGGTCAGGGGTCACGGGGGTCACCGGGTCCTGACCCCCTGGGGTCACGGGGTCAGGGGGGGGCACTCGGCCGTGACCTCTGGGGTCACCCGGGTCACGGGTCACGGGGTCACTCGGGTCACGGGGGTCAGGGGGGTCACTGACCCGGGGGGTCACCGGGTCACGGGTCACGACCCGGGGGGTCACCGGGTCACTGACCCCCCGGCCATGGGTCACCGGGTCACCGGCCACGTGATCCCCCGCAGGGTCAGTCAGACCCAGCACAACCCTCCTCCACGACCTGACCGTCGACACCGGAGCCAGGACCACCCGCACAACCCTGGGCCACGGGACCGGCACCGGAGCCGGCAGACCCCGGCGCCGCATCACCTGCCGACGCAGCTCCCCCAGGATGACCTCCCACGCGAGGTTCGCCGCGACCGGGATTCCCGCGGCGATCGCGAGCGCGATCCGGTCCCGGGGGGACTCGGTGCCCAGGCGTAGGGCGGCGGCGGCGAGGTTCGAGGCTGCGCTCGCGGTGACGGCGAGCGCGGTGCCGAGGCGTGCTCCGAGGGCTGGGCGGCCGTCGAGGGAGGCGGCGAAGGCCACGGCGGCGAGGGCGGCGGCCAGGCCGTCGAGGACGACCGGCAGGATCCAGGGGACGTCGAAGCCAAGGTCACGGGCGAGGTCGGTCTGTTCGCGGAACGACCAGACGTCGCCTGAGATCACGACTACTAGGACTCCGGTGAGGGCCAGGGCCATGACCGGGGAGATGACCCTGGGTCTGGGGGGGGTCGTGGGGGG